CTTTCGGGCCTCTGGCTGCTTAGATATGCAGCTCCGGGATGATCTCCGGCTATTCTAGTCAACTAGGAGATAGTTATGGTCTGGATGTACACAGTCAGTAGAAAAGGGGGTATGTCTTTTAAAAGGATATGCCCCTTCTTTCGGATGAGTAGGCTTGAGGATCTTTTAATATCGATCCTCTTCCTTATTTTGTCCGATTATCTTTCTGAAACTGTGTCTCCTATTTTGACCATTCTATCCAACTGGTGAGTTATGGGAAACAAAGCATACGACTCCTATTCGAGCTTTCGTGGCTCTTTAGTCGTCGATGGTGCACCTGGCGGAAATAGCCCGGTTTTTACGGACTACAACGTTAGGTCGACTGCTTTCAGCAGAGCTGGCATCAACAATCCTAATTGGAGAGTTGATGTTCGCAATATGCGGAATGCGTCAACACCTATGCAAGTTGATTTCTTTAAACTCACTGCTGAGGGTTTTGAGTGTATAAAAAATTATACTCTCATTTCCCCTCCTTCGTTGGTCCCTAGACGAACCTGGGATGAAGTCGTCGGAGGTTATAATAACTTCGACTTCGAACCATTCTGGGTTCATTTTGGGCCTTTCGATGAGTTGGCACAATCCAAAGCAACATCGAAGCTATACCGAAAGCTCCAAAACGCCCACCATCAATTTCAGGGTGGGGTATTCGTTGGGGAGTTTAGGAAAGTAGCTGCGATGATTGCAGGGACTGCTTCGAGGCTTAAACACGGTGTCATCAGTTATCTTAGAAAGGCTACTAGCCTAAAAAAGACTCCTGGTGGTCCGGGTAGGCCTCTTAACAATCTCTACCTTGAATCAGTCTTTGGCTGGCAACCGCTAGTCTCAGACTGTATTAATGGAGCAAAAGCGATTGGGCGGCTTTTACATGAAAATGTACCTGTCCGCTTTCGCGCTCAAGGGATCGCAAACATAGAAACATGTTTAGATCTCGGAGTACATACGTCCTCTCCTGGTGGTACCTTCGGCGTCGAAAGACGTACGCAGTCCACCTCTAAAGTAACGTATTACGGCTCCTTCAAGGGAACGATTAACGAGTCTGCTATCGACCATTCCGCACAGCGTGTTATAAGCATGGGAGGTTTCGACCTCCGTAGCTTTATACCTACTGTGTGGGAGTTGATTCCATACTCGTTTCTCATCGATTACTTCGTAAACGTCGGTGAGTTGCTCGAGGCAATGTGTACGGATACTGACTCTGTCGCTTGGTTATCTATCGTGCGTCGGCAGGATTCTATTACCGAGACAACTTTTCGGTATATGAGCCCTACCGCCGTCGAGAGAGAGACTTGTGCGCCACACCCTCAGGATGCCGTTTACTTGGGCAAGTCTGGAGGATATAAGAAGTCACTTATATCGATCTCTCGAAACCCCACCCCGGTACCGTTTCTGATGCCGAGGTTTAAGTTATCAGAAATCTCCGGTTTGCAATTTCTTAATATCGGAGCTCTTATAACTAGGTGACGGGATATGGTTCTTCGCTTCGAAAGGATTAAAAGTCTCTAGAAGTGTTTGAACTCCTATAAACTCTTCCAAAAGGAGAACTTTATGTTCTCATTAACCACACCCATAACGGGTGGGGCTCAGACGGGTTTTACTGCTCCTACCTATACGCACGCGGCCGATGTGGCCCCGGACGATAATGGGAAACAGGTAGCTGTAACCGCTCTTGGTGGAACGCAAGCCGGGGTGACCATTCATTCGGTCAGTTCACCGTTTACGGTGACAATCATTCGTCCTAGGACCTTTAAGGCCCTGGGTCAAGTGAACCCGACTACTGGTGCTTTACCGAGCGTACCGCGAAACAGCTGGAAGATAATCGTCCGAAAGGGCGTGATTCCTCTAGCTGGTCAGAATCCAACCGTCCTGATCGCCAAAATAGAAATTGACGTTCCGGCCGGTGCGGATACTGCAGATGCACCGAACATCCGTGCAGCGATGAGCTGCATGATAGGGGCTCTGAACCAGCAGTCTGCTGGTTTGGGAGATTCCCTGGTGTCCGGCATAATCTGAGGAGACCTCATGAAATCGCTCATCCAATTGGAAAAAGTGATTGAAATGGCCCGGGATTTAGTCTCTGCCGTCGAACCTAGCTCTATGAAAATAGAGTTTTGGGAAGGCGACACTGACGACGTCCCATCCGACTTTGTAGTTGCTCGAATTTCTGGCTCTCTAGGCGCCCGTAAGGTCGTCTTTGAGCTAAGAGTCGAGCATATACTCTGACGGACTTGCCATGAGTGACACCTTAAAAAGAGATGTTCCTCAAGGTCCAACTCAAAACTGGGTCGAAATCGATACCTTGCCCCATTATTTTCGGGCGTGGGAAAGATCTCTTCCTAGTGATGAGACCAGATTACTTCTCGTTCGAATGATCTGTATGATTAAGGGCAATGTAGTCCTTACCAAACAGGTCTTAGTCCGAGAAGCCATCAACGGTACGCAAGCTTTAGGCACTTCTAAGCGTGATATTTTGACTAAGAAAAAGTCTTAGTATCACTTTTGCGTTTCTTAAAGGAGATTATATGAACATTAGTTCTAATAAACTCTCTCAAGAGCTCCAAGAAGATGTCGGAGAAGTCGATTCCATGTTAACTTCTGACATGGATCTTGACGCCGTAAATAGGTATCAGATATCTCAATCATTCTGGAAGAAATTTCAGGATGAGAAGGATATTCTAGCAGACTCTAAGTGTCTAGAAGACTTTGAAAAAAGTAATCTAGGCTGCAAAGAGTTTTGCTTTAAACCTGAGTCCTATTTTGAAGAGCTTGTTATCGGTGAGGTGAAGACCTCATTTGATAACTTCTTCTTTAACGGCCCTGATCTGACGATGAAGTGGTCGGATGTTTTCGATCACGGCAATGTTGGACCAGGTGCAAGTATAGATGTTGTTTCATCTAATTTTTATACAAAATTATTTGATTCAAATCTATCTTGTACTTCCGAGCTTCTTTACAGGTTTTACCTGTATTCCATTATGAGTAACCCTACGTGGTCTCTGGCAGAAAAAGCTCGAGACTCTCTGTACGGGCACTCTTTGGTAAGAGGCAACCGTCTATCTTTTGTTCCGAAGACGAAGGAGAAATCGCGTACTGTCTGTACCGAACCCGTCCTGAACATGTATGTTCAAAAAGGGATCGGATCTTTCATTGAGCGCCTGCTGTTTAGACATTTTAAAATTGATTTGTCTATACAACCTGATCTCAATAGAAAGCTGGCAAAGCAGGGATCAATTGATGGTTCTTTTGGAACTATCGATCTTTCCTGTGCGTCAGACAGCATATCGCTCGAGATGCTTGAGCAAATTCTTCCACCCTATTTTCTAGAGTGGTTGAAAATCTCAAGATCACCTTGTGTCGTCTACCCAGACGGTCACATTGGCGAGCTATATATGGTATCGTCTATGGGGAATGGTTTTACTTTTCCCTTACAGACTTTACTATTCGCGACAATCGTGTTGGCCTGTTACAAGATATTAGGCATTAAAGCCGAAATCTTGAGAAGTGGGCCTTTGAACTTTGGTGTATTTGGTGATGACATTATAGTCCGAAAGGACTGTTTTGTCTTTGTCACTAAAGCACTTCAGCTCTTTGGGTTCACGATTAACGACCACAAGTCGTTTAACTGTGGCCATTTTCGAGAGTCGTGTGGCGGAGATTACTGGAAAGGCCATGATGTTCGTGGTCTTTACCTTAAGAGTCTCCGTACACGTGCCGACGTCTACTCCATC